TTACTGGAGTTAGGCTACTCTCCTGTGATTACTTACTATCTCTGCAACATTGGCGGATACCAGAGCGGCTGCCAGTGGCGGACACACTGAATTGCCGCAACACCGGACCTGGGCTGTTTTGGTAATCCTTTTTCCGGTTACTTCAATGTCAATTTTGTAATCATCTGAAAAACCCTGTGCCCGAAACAATTCCTTGGGCGACAACATGCGCATACCAATATCGCTGATGATATAGGGTTCCCCTTGGACCATAACCGTGACCAAACCAAACCGATCTTTAGTTGTTGCGGTAGCAGCTGGATCCGTTAAGGGTTGCCCGCATCCCTGCCCGTAATATTTTATTAGGAAAGTCCGGACTTCTCCAACGTGCAATCCACCCGCCGTGATCGTAGGCGCTGGTTTGGTGACAGGTTGACCGTGCTTGCAGGTACCTCGCATTTTAACCAAGTGGGATGTAACCAGGCTGTGGAGATCAGCCGTGGTAATGGTGCCGGTGGGCTTGTCAACTTCATGACCTATGACCCCGGTATAGTGTTTGGCCAAAAAAGCAGATACTAAGGCTGATTTACCCATCCCTCCGGACGTTATGGTGCTGAGTGGTTTTTTGACACTGTGACCCACCCCCTCACCGAATTGCCGGGAAATATGAGGCACCACCAGTCCAAAACGATTTTCCGTTGTCTGGGTCGGAAGAACGTCGCTCATACCAAGACCTCTGAACGTCTCCCCTTTTTTGGGGCCATAATAGGTGACGATGAATGGTTCCGCCGCCTCAACCACATATCGCCTGATACCCTCCGCAATTCTTTTTAGTGTGTTTTCCACCAGGGGTTTTTTACGCTCGAAGATGGATGGACAAGGAATTGACCAGTCTATGATTTCCGCAGCGGTTCGGTATGGGATCAGATCAGGCCCATGTGTTGGCGCCGGCCACACAATTGGTTGGCCATCACATCTGGCAATGAGAAAGAGGCGCTTGCGGATCGTCGGGGCTCCGTGGTCACATGCGCGAAGTTCACGCCGTTCTACAGCATATCCGGCTCTTTTAAGGCGTCTAATAAATGATCGATATGTCGCGCCTTTTTGAGATTTTATTATTTTACCATCGCCGTCTAACGGTCCCCATGATCTAAATTCCTCAACGTTTTCTAAAATTATGACCCTGGGCTTTACCTCTCTGGCCCATTTTTCAACTACCCATGCCAAACTACGGATTTCTCTATCTCGTTTTGGCGCTGCACCCTTGGCTTTGGAGAAATGCTTACAGTCTGGTGATGCCCACAACAGACCGACTGGCCGGGATCGAGACGCCCAACGCGGCGGCACATCCCAAATGTCTTTACGCAGATGCCAGGTATCGGGATGATTAGCCATATGCATGGCAAGTGCTACCCGATCATGATTAATTGCAACATCCGGATCGCAGCCAAGAGCCCGCCTGATACCATCCGATGCACCGCCCCCACCCGCGAATAGATCCACAATTATCTCATTTTTTTTCAGCATCGAAAGTTATCTCCTTACGGTTGATGTGAAATCCTACCAAAAGGCAAAGGTTTTTCGGTTACAGTGCCCTCGTACAGGCCGAAATCTATTTCCGGTTTTGGACTCGGCCACCCGAAAAAGATCAGTGCGCCGGCGAGTATCAGTAGTATGATTGTGTCTCTCATGGTTGGCCTTTATGCAGCTTTTTCAATGTCAAAAAGTGATATCTGTTTTTTATTATTTTCCTCAGCCTGTAAATATTTTACACTGTCCAAAAAATAACCAGCGCTTAACTCTGATCCCCTGCCCCTGCGGCCAAGTTTCAAGGCTATCATGGGTACGGTTCCCAACCCGCAAAAAGGATCATAAATCAAATCACCCTTATTGCTGTATCGGGTGATCAGGCGGTCAACAATGTCAAACTGCAATGGGCAAACGTGCATCTGTACATTGCGGCGCTTTTGTGCCCCGTTGAGCGTCAGCATACGATTAATGTCATGCCACACATTTTCATGATGACTACCTGGGGCAATGCTCATAAACGATGCTGGAAGCTTTCCTTTCAATTCCAGCGCCTCGCCTATTTTGATATGAGCATCGTAATTATAAACGCTCTCAAGGGTTGCTTTGGTGAACATGCGACACAAGATATCAGGGCCGTATCCCTCAAGCTCTTTGTAAGTCAACAATCTGTCACCAGAAGATCGCCAAAAGGCATGGGCGTCGACTTGCCATCTTGCCCTTGTGTAATCTGATTTATCTTTTGTTACAGGTGTATCGGCATATGCCCGTGTTCGGTCAGTTTGTGGTTTCCGCATCAGGATTATATATTCCGGTGATCCGACGCCCATCTTTGTACCGTCCTTGCATTGTTCCGTCCATCCAAGCCGATAAGTCTGGTTATTTTCCCTCACAACATCGGTAACTACCGTGATCATGCCAAGATAATCAAACCCGTGTTTTATGCAGTGGAAAATAGCTTCGCAATGAAACGGTGACACGGTGGGCACGCCTTTGCCGGTTGCGTTGCCAAACAGTATTCTGTCTTTGGTATGACATGCGTATATTCTGCCAGGTTTAAGCGCCCTTAACAATTCTGAGGTTAAAAAATCCATTTGACCCCAAAATTGATCGTTGTCTTTGGTGTGGCCCATATCGTTATAGCTCGGGGTGTATTCGTAATGATTCGAAAACGGTATTGATGTTAAAATCATATCCAACGAATTATCATCAAGAAGCCTCGCTTCTTCAACAGCATCATTATTGGCCAACGTGAAATTTTCTCCCGACACCTCTGCCCTTTCGATACCTATTGATCGCTTTAACTCTGCCGCCATTTCGTTATTCGACAACCCATATTTTTTTATAATTTCGGTCATTTTGCCAACCATTTCGTTATGTTTGTCCCATTTGGTTTGGAGTGTTTGGAGTACGGTTTTTTCCCGGTCAGTGAAAATAAGATGGATATTACATTCTTTAGCTTGTAGAAAACGGTGTATCCTGTGAACAGCCTGGATAAAATCATTAAATTTAAAACCGACCCCGACGAATATAGCGTTATTGCAATACCGTTGGAAATTACACCCAGACCCAGACAAAACCGGTTTGGTTGCAAGATATTTAAATTCACCATTTGAAAATCCAATTATCCTGTCCTCCCTGCTGTCAAGGTCCTGAGATCCGTAAACATCAACAGTGCCCGAGATTGCTTTTTTTATAGCGTGTCGCTCATCCTCTCTGTCGTGCCACAGTATAAAATGACTATCAGGATTGTCGGCCACAATATCGGCGGCTCGCTGAACCCGCAAATCTATCGACTCTCGTTTCTCCTTGGCTGCAGCTTGCAACGACATGGACACATCTGAAAATAGATTTATCTGGCCATCCTTATCAGCGAATCGCGCCGACTCTGAATTGATCTCGTGATAATGCACGTTGAGCTTTGGCAAGTCGTAACCGGCGTCTGAATATCCAAGGTCGGATGGTTTTTGCAGAAAGATTGCCCACGACGACACCCAAATCCAGAACTCTGTCTCTTTGTGCGGATAGAGTGTTAAGTTGTTGGCCTGAGTCGAATCGCGTTGGAAAAACCGTGTCAAGGCCTGCCCGGTATCCATAACACCTAAAAACCCGGCATAATGTATCAGCTCTTTGTATTTATTGGGTGATGGTGTAGCGGTAGCGACGAAACGGTATTTAATATCGTGGAACATCGACAAGAACGTTTGGAACGTCTTTGAACCATAGGAACGCAAGACAGACGCCTCATCCAGTGAAACTGCGTTGAACTGGTTGATATCCAACCTACCGTCTCTGACACTCTCATAGTTGGTTATGTAAATACCGGGACCGTCAATCTCCTCAGTGCGCCTGATAAACCGGATTTTAATACCGAGCTTTTTGGCATCGATCTTAAACTCTTGCCGGACACCCAATGGCGCTATGATTAATTGGTTGCCGCCCTCGCGCTCACCGATCAACCGAAGGCACTCCAGCTGCATAAAGCTCTTGCCAAGGCCAAACGACGCGAATATAGCCCGCCTGCCACCATCGAGCGACCATTGAACGATATCTTTTTGGTGTGGCTTGAGCATCGGGTTGATAAGGTTTTGTCCGACGCTGAACCCTTTCCGGTCGCTGATACACATTTTTGATTTTAAAAAATCGGTGTATGATCCCATATTCAACACCTCATCCATCTGACTTCTATACCAATTTCGTATGCCTGTTCGACTTCCCATTGTAGCCCGTATGAGTCGTAACAGGCCGATTTGACTGGATCATCTTTAAACGTTGCAACGATCATTTTTTGAGCCCATTTTAAAAAAACTATGTCCTGTCTTAAATAAAAATCAGCATCCATACCATTGTCGATAGTTAGTGATATCGGATGACTGTGAGATATTGGACTAAAAACAATATGACCATCCAACATTAGCTTTCCGGCAACCTCGTTGATTTTTTTAAATCTCCACTCTCTCAGCCCTGGAAGGTTGTGGCTGTATGGCGTCGCAAGGTATATTCTCATTTCTTCGACTCCTGTGCGTACCACTTCGGCCCGTGTTCATCCATGATATGGCACTCAAAACATTTGATTTTAACGTTATCCAGGGTGTCGCTACCGCCTGCACCTCTCGACTTAATGTGGGACAGGTGGGCTATGTTGAAAACCGTATCCCCGGTTAACGGAAGCCATCTCCCGCAATCCTCACAACACTCTCCAGCCCGGTTGTATGCTTCTTCACGGAGTTTTGAGTATGCCTTGCCTTTTAGTCTGATTGTTTTCTCTTTCGGGCATGGTGTCATATCTCCAAATCCTCCCGGTATTCCCAAACATCAGACAAATCAGGCATTTTCGTTTCTTTGTATTGCGATAGTCGGTAATAAGACCATCCTGCTACTACCACCGAAATTATGACAAGAATTATAACCATTTGCATATCATCCCCCTTTAGGTAGTATTTTCTGTCAGCACCCCCACACTGTAACCCAAACACCCTGGCAACCTTTATCTACCCGCCATGTGTCGCTAAACCCCTTAATATTTTTCCATCCATCATTAGGCAACATTCCGGCCAATACCATGCCGTCAAATACAAACTTTTTAGCCGATACAATGTTGTCTGGATCTCTGCGTCGATTTTGCTCCAACCAAACCAGGTCAACAAATACAGGGTTTGTGTAGGTTTTAATATCAAGCCGAATCATCGCGTCTCTGATATAAAGCGCAGCCCGTTCAGTCCATTTGCGCTTCTGACCGGCAGCGGCTGCTATACTTGCCATGCCTTTTGTACCACGGGCAGTGTTGATCAATTCGTTGAGGCCAGGCATCTGGCCTGGTATAAAAAATTGCGACCGTTCAAATCCATTATGAGTAGATCTTGGATCAATTTCTATCACTGTTTTTCTTGTGGGTGTCATGCCTGGGGCCCCCCTATATACAAAACTTTATGAGGTTCTTCGAAATAAACAGGGCTGTTTCCACGATAACAATATTCGCACAAAAACCTGTTCCCCTTCATTTTCGGGTGCTTGCCGCAACAGGTGCAGATTTCTTTTTTCGCTTTCAGTCTGGCATTTAATTTTTTCCTGGTTTTTAGATAGCTTTTCTTGTGGGTAACTTTCATTCTCTTTACCCGGCATGATTCGCAATATTTTCGCTTTCCTTGGGTGTTCTTTGTGATTTTTATTGACTCTCCACAGTCCTCACATTTGATTTTCAATACGGTCATGGTGCCCCCCAGTCATATATTTTTGTTTCAGGTGCATAGTTTTCAAAGCGGGTGTATTGCCCCATCCATGTGAGCGGCACAGTTCCGGTATCACCGTGCCGGTGCTTTGCAATAATGATTTCTGCCTTTCCTTTGTTTGGGTTATCTTCTTTTTTGTTGTAAACTTCGTCGCGGTATATAAACATTATGACATCGGCATCATTCTCTAATTTGCCGGATTCTGCTAGGTCTGACGGAAGGGGTCTTTTATTATTCCTGTGTTCGAGTTCCCTGTTAAGTTGTGCCAGCGCGATAACCGGCATATTTAATTCCCTTGACATTCCCTTTAATGATCTTGATATTTCACCAACGTCAAGGTGCCTCTTTTCGCCCTTGTCGGCACCGACGAGTTGAACATAGTCAACGGCTACGGCTTTTATATTGTGCTGTTTTTTGGCCCTTCTCGCTCGTCTGCGAATCTCTAAATAATGAGACTCGGGAGAATCGTCTATCAGGATGGGCAGATCAGATATT